ACTGGCAAGGCTGGCGAGGGAAAAGAAGAGATTGAATGAGTAGTTATGTGTGTAAGTGCATCGATCCCCCAAATAAATATTTCTTAAAGGGTAACGCCTATAAATTTGTCCCCAAGATTATCGACATTAAGGTCTATGGGGACGGAGGCGTAGTGTGGTCTGTTTCAAAAGCGCGGTTTCTTTTACATTTTGAACCAATTAATGAGTCTTTGATGAGGTGAATGACATATGAATAAACTAGTTAAGTATAATGATACAGAGTTCCCGATTTTAAATGAAGTTTGGACGATCCACTTTTATGATCACAAACCATTAGATTTTACTAATCAGGCTGATGTCGAAAAATATTTACGAGGCGAATTTTCCCAAGAACATGGATTTATGGAGTACGAAAGAGTTCCGAAAGAAGTTACTCATACGGAGTATTATGATATTGACTATGGTGAAGAAGATGAAGTACTTGGTAAATAAAATGCCAAATAAAAAGAAGGATTGCGATAGTGCGTGTCTAATCGATGGCAAATACGTTTGCATGAGGGATGGCAAATACTGCAACCTGGATGAAGAACATCCTGTAACATGTAGATCTTGTAGATGGCTGAAGGAGGTAAATGGATGACGCTTGAACAAGCCTATAAGATGCTGAATACCGACACTGGTATGGAAGAACTGGAGGAGTTCCTTGGTAAGAACTATTCATACCTTTGTTATTTTGAGGCAATGCGGCGAGCCAAAAAGGTAGCTTGCGAATGCATTAAGTGGTGTATGGAGATGGAGGACGATGGCAAATAAACTTATGTCTTGGGACGATTACAAGGAGCAAAAGCGGAATATGCGGTATGGTGACCATGTCTTGACGGAGGTAGCTTGCCCTCGTTGCGGAACTGCGCTATACAAGGATGTGTCAATTGCACTACCTTCCATCCCACAGCAGTACAGGTATTTTTGCGAGGCGTGCGGATGGTTTGCTTATTGGAGGTGATAACATGGTCGAAAAGTTAAAACCCTGTCCGTTCTGCGGTGCGGGTACTGGGGATTTATACATCGTGTCCGTCAATGGTTATCTTGATGACACTGTTGGAATTTTCTGCAATTCATGCAAGCAGACGATTACTCTTGAAGTGAATGACCAAGAAGGATTTACTGATGTATGTAAAGCAAGAGCAATCGAAGCATGGAACAGGAGGGTGAAGGATGACATTGGACGAAGCAATTATCCATTGTGAAGAGGTGGTAGATCGGTGCGAGGTTACGGACGGGAATCTGGCGTGTGCTGAAGCACATAAACAGCTTGCGGAATGGCTGAATGAATTGAAGGAACGGAGGGCGAAGGATGATCAAACATACGAGAAGTGGAGTCGCCGCTTCGATGAGTGAGGATTAAAAGTATATGAGAGTAACATTAACCAACGAGTCATTTATTCCATCACCACAAGATATGGCTGATGAATTTTGGAACAGTGACGATGAGAGACAGGCAGAAATATTGTATTCTTTAGCATTGATTTACAAATATAATATATCGAACTTTTGTCAGCAAATGTTTTCAGTGGGAGAGCAGTTGAATGGCTTGGATGACGAAAGAGCCGATATTTTGTCTTGCCTGAAAGAAATGATTGATCAGATTGAAAGATAAGAAAATTGTACAAAGGGGATTTTATGACAAGAGTAATTATTGCAGGAAGCAGGATGTTTAATGACTACCGAAAGATGTCAGAATCATTGGATGACTTGGGTTTTCATCTTATCAACACAATTGATCCAATAGAAATCATCTCTGGTCACGCTCCTGGAGCTGATGCTTTAGGAGAAAGATTTGCAAAATCCTATGGATATCCGTTAACAATTTTTCCGGCTGAATGGAATAAATATGGTAAAGCAGCTGGGCCAATTAGAAACGAGAAAATGGCAAAGTACGCAGCCGAAGCAGACAGAGGTATTCTTGTTGCGTTTCCGATTGAAGAGAGTAGTGGGACGATGAATATGATCAAGCTGGCAAAACAGTACGGATTAGAAGTTAATATCGTGAGGTAAAAATGTTTAAGATAAAAGAATCTGATTTTGATGGCTTTCGAAAACGGATACTTCTAGTTTCTTCCGGGAAATATAAGTTTTGGGTAGATGTAGATATCGGACAAAATCATATTGATTATATAATCACAAATTCCTCCTGGGAAGAAGAACATGGTGGGTATCTGAGTTATTGTTTCCTTGATGTAGCAATCCAAGCATGGAATCAATTAGCGGACAAAGAGAACAAAATAAAATAAAAAAAGGGTGGTAATGTAATATGTGCAAATATTGTGAGCAAGTACCTGATTACGATCCGTACTTTCCAGAGGATTATTGGGATAATGAAATTGATCTATCACAAGCACCCACCTGGACAAGGTTGCGAATGGGAGTGTCGCCTGACCATAGGTATTATATAGCTGCGTGTGGCGATGACAGGGCATGGTATTACCCAAAATACTGCCCGGAGTGTGGGAGAAAGTTATGAAAGTAGTATCAAAGGAAGAGTTTGAAAAATTCATTTCTGAATATCCAAATAAACTTGAAATTGATTACTTTATGGATTGGTATTCATATAATGATTTTTCACTTAATGGTGGTTGCGTATGGCCTGAAAGTATGGTTGCCATGAAGTCAGATGGATCATATGATCAACCAATCGAATATAAAATTCTTCTAGAAGAATATTGGAAAAATAGAGATGTTGAAAATTAGATTTTATGAGAAGAACGATATGGATATAGTAACTTTTGTAGAAGAATACTTAGGGATTGAATTACTCCAGCATCAAAAAGAATATCTTAAATGGTTATCAAATCAAGATACAAAGCATACGTATTGGACTATTCCGACTTATACGCCAAAAACTGACTACCGTTTAATTATGGAAGTAACGAAGAGATGTTTACAGAAGAATTGAGACAAGAACAAGTAAAAATCGCGCATGAGTCGATGAAGTGGCTGGAAAAGTATAGCGATAATAAAGACTATCAAACGAATCTATATAATCTAGTCGAGTTGATTAAGTTAACCGAGATGGAGTTATCAATATACAAATATAGAAATAGATTTAATTGGAGAAAAATATGAACTATAACGAGAACGGTATTTGTAAATTCGCAATAGAACGAGAAGATAGTCATGGTTCACAGCAACATCATCCACTGCAATTGGTGGCAAGAATAGATGTTGATGACCTGGTAAAGCTATTCGATGAAGCACCGACAAATTTTGATGGTGAGAACCCTATTTGTAAAGTAAAAGATCCAATTAAATTTACGGAGTTTGTTATTAGGAAATTATGGGACGATGCGCCGTATGAAGCCGATGACGTTGTTTGGGCGCAGCCGTTGACTTATATCTTTGAACAATTACTGGAAGATTATAAGCCGGAATTTTTGGAATATTTTGAGGAGGTATGAGGAATATGGTTAAAGTTTTTACAACAAACAGTGACGGCAAAATTGAATTTACTAAAGACGAATTAGAAAAAGTATTAAATGAAGTATGGCAGGACGGTCGTAATTCAGCTTCTTACTATTGGTGGACGTCACCGACACTAACAACACCGTATTATACTGACAAATCTGTGGAGATTACTTGTAGTCCAGGAAAAATAAAAAAGAATTAAAGATTTGATTGGAGAAAGTATGATTAATGCAGAACGAGCAAGATTCAAATCCAAACATCAAAAAGAAATTAATAAAATCCTTGAAACAATAGAAGAAAACATTAATAAAGCAATTTCGGATGGTGAATTTGTTTGTAAAACTTCTATACGTGTAGATACAGAGCAATCTGTTAGAGATGAAATTGGAAAACAAATGCAGATACTTGGTTACGAAATTACAATTCCTGAGAAGACAGTATATATAGGCCCATCTGACCAGACTCCTTTGTATGATAATGTCATTGTTAGTTGGGAATGAAATTGAGGTTTTATCGGAGAGGTTACAGATTAATGAACACACTATTTAATATAACTTCAACTAATATTGGAATTTTTTATAAAGATCAAGAGTGGAAGGACGATCTATTTAAAGAATTGGTACGTGAAGCGCATGAATGCA